CATTACGATGTTTATTGTAATTTTTAACCTGCTCCCACACCGAACAGTATTAACCGTTGACGACACCAAGGCTGAGAACGCCGTGCCGGTAGTGCTGGCGGGAGTTATGTCTGTTATTGACAGAATTACCGCCGTGCCCGCCGGCGGCGGGGTCTCTGGTTGCGCCACTGGACCCACCGCCAAGCTCTGCAAGTCCACCGCCAGCTGAGCCACCTGGCTGTCCAGATTAGACGCGCCCACAAGGTTAGCATCCGCAGGCGGGGCAATCGTTGCCGGGCCAAGTTGCACTTCGTCAAGCGTAATAGGGTTGGTTCCGCTGCCGGTCAAAATGAACAGGTTAAGGAAAAACCGATACCATTCCCGCGCCATAAGGCCGGTGCGTTCATCAATGAACGGCACCCGAGGCGCGGGGATGTTGGTGATGTTAAGCATTGGTCGGCGTGACAAACAGTTCAGCGCCCATGATGGCGATCTTGACCGGATCTGTTCCTGACACCTCATAGACCCTGTCGCGGATCTTCTCGGTCATGCCGAGCCGCCGCCAGATGGTTCTCGTGCCATAAGCCCCGAGTTTACCCATCGAGTTCCAGTGTTCGTTTGACCAAGTGCGCCCAGCGTCATCCGACCAGCGCAGCATGACTTGCGGATCGTAACCCGGCGCAGCGGTGTAGGTTTCTGTTTCCAGCGCATAGCCGTTGTAGTCTTCGGCGGGTTGCACTTGCGTTACTAGCGGATCGTTACCGTCACCGGCTTCAGTGACTAACTGGTCGCTGGCTTGCGTGGTCAGATAGCCTTGCACAAACTCGGCCACAATGATGTTACCGGATTCGGTGGCTAGGTCTTCACTATCGTAAGCAGGATAGTCGTTAAGTCCGATACCCGTCTCGGCGTCGAGCTGTAGGCTGTGGTGCGCGGTGCGTTTCAGGTTGTTTTGACCTGTCGGCAACGCCCTCCAAGACCGCAGCCACTTCTGAATCTGGTCGTCATCGGCATAGACATCAAGATCAAAGGCATACACGCGCCCGTCCTCGTAGTCCCCGACCACAACCTCGTTGTTGTACGACATCTGGCAGTTGCTACGGTGCCGGACAAATTGTCCGTTTTCGAACCCAGCACGTTCGTGCCACAACTGGGTTGATACGTCATAAACCCATGTGGCTTCGGCGGATGGGAAGATCAGCACATAAAACGGGTGCCCGTCTTGCTGGTAAGTGTAGCCAATAGCATCAGTGATGTTGCCGTAGCTTTGAATGGCATACTCGACCGCGTGGCTTGAGATCCGAGCAGGCGTGTAGCCGTTGGCTCGGTAGACAACCCCCCGACCTCTAGCATCCGACCCCAGCCAGAACACGCTGTTGTCGAGCTTTGCCACAGAGTACGCGGCCTCGCAACCAACTTCCATAAACGCGCCTTGAATCCGCGCTAGGGGGAAGTCTGGCGTGCCAGCGTCATACCAGACTTCAACGCTGTTATTGCCAAACAAAAATATCTCGCGGTGGTCTACGATCAGCGCAACCACGTTGTCTGGATAGCCTTCCGCGCTGGCAAAGTCCAGCGGATCTACGGAAGTGCCGTCCAACAAACTGGTAACCCAAAACTTCTGCGAGTCTGGCTCATTGAATACAAAGTACCCGTCAAGGTAACCGACCGAACCCGCGCCGGGGAAGTCAACGTCCGTAATCTGGGCAAACACCGCCGTGGATACGTTGTAGATGTAACTTAACGGGTTACAGGCGATGAAGATCTGGGTGCCATTGTCAGCCATGCTAACCGGCCCTGTGCCGGTTACAGAACCGATCAGGGTAGCTGTGTAGCTTGTACTCAGGCTGTAGAACTCACTTCCAGACACCACATACGCCACGCCATTGGTCACCCACAGGCCGCGAATAGGGCCGCTGCCAACAGTTGCAAGCAGACGCAGGCCAGGACACCGCAGCAAAAAGCCAGCCTCTTTACCGCCGCTGCCTTCTGGCACCGCTTCAGCAAAAAGGTTGACCATGCGGTTGTCTGCCGCATTGATGGACCGAGCGACATAGCTGCCGCCAAGGATAGGCGTTTTCAATTACGCCGTGACCGCTTTGATGACTGCAAACGCAATCACAATCGCCTCGCTCAACGAACCTGCGGAGATATTCCGCACGTTAATGCTGGCTGAACCCGCAGCCGATTGAGCATTGAGCAGGTACGAACCGGCAGTGCCTGCGCTGATGTGGTTCATTATCAGAATGTCGCCAGCCTCAATTACTGTGTTGGTCAGGGTAAAGCTGACGGTGGTACTCGCGGCAAGCGCGGCGGCGTTCAAAGTAATCTGCCCAGTTGATTTACTTAGCGTTACACCAGTTGCCTTGCTGGTGGCTTGGGTAACCGTTCCACCCGCACCAGTAGCGTAGCCGTGTTTGCCGGTGCTGCTGATGACTTGGTTGCCCGTCGTGCTAAGGCTTGTGCCGGTTGCCGCACCAATTACCGGTGTGGTCAGCACCATCGAGGTGCTGGTGCAATTTGACAAATTGCCGCTGGTTGGTGTGCCTAGCACCGGTGTGGTCAGCACCATCGAGGTGCTGGTGCAATTTGACAAATTGCCGCTGTTTGGTGTGCCTAGCACCGGCGTAACAAACGTCGGGCTAGTAAACAAAAGCGTAACCGACAGTTGTTTAGTCGTGTTGGTCGTTGCCTGAACAATCGGCAACACATCCGCGCCAGCTTGCGAAGCGGCAACGGGGAGAGAAGAAATTGCGATATTAGCCATGTTAGTAATTCCCACTGTAGATATTGAACCGCTGGCGGGTTGCCACGATGCTATACGGCAGGCTCATTACGTCGTCGGGGTTGTTGATTCGCTTGATGTTGCGCTTGCTGGACATGGCAATCCGCTGCACCTGGGGCGGCGGCTCTACGCCAAACTCAGCAGCAATCTCAGACGCTAGATTGAATCGAAACGCACGAAGGTAACCCGGCGGCACAACCAACGTGGTCGCCAATGTAGCCGGTTCTGTTAGCTCGTTTACGCTAATGATGTGCCATTGCAGCGCCGTAGTTGGCACCGGATAAACCGTCATTTCTATATCCGGCATTTTCATGTCTACAAACATGACCTGCGGATAGGTGCTAGTGTTTGTTTTTACCGCAATGCCGTTGTACTGTTGCTGGTTTATCAGTTTGATGCCAAAGCTGATACTGTTGCTGGTGTCAACAAAGTACGTTGAGTCATCCACCAGCACGGGTCGGTTGCCGACAAAATTACCTGTTGGCCCGAGCGTTCGCGTTGCGGTATTGGCCGGCCAGGTGAACACTTGGTCTTGCGTAGAGAACACGGACAGGCGTTCAGCCGACCAGCTATCCAGCATCTGGTTCAGCGCGGTCAGCGCATCGGCTGAAGTTGCTGCTGATGGCGTTTCCCCCTCGGCCAATTGACCGATCAGGCGCAACGCTCCGTTGATCTGGTCGCCAGCGGTAGTTGTCATGCTTCAATTTCCTTGCGCGGGCGCCCGCGAGGTTTAGCCAGTTCGGGTTCGTTGGGTGTCAGCAACGCACCTGCGTCATAGCGTTCCCAACCGTTCTTGGTATCGGCCTCTGCTTCAGCTTCTGCAATAGCGACCTTGGTGCCGTGAACTGGGTGCCGCATGTAGATGACCATATGCTTCTCCAAATCCCGCCCCCTATTGCTAAGGGGCGGGTGTTACTTAGGCTACCCGATATACTGAATACGCAGCGGTGCCGGTCTTGCGAAACAGGAACTCTGCGGCTCCACCAACCCCCGCCGCGCTGCCCGTAATAGCCACAACGAGGTTGCCAACAGCAGTAATGCCGGTGCCAACAACCACCGTAATAAGGCCGGTACTAGTGCCAATATTGATTAGTCGCAGCGAAAACGTGCTGTTGGTTTTCATGTTGGTCATTGTTGCGTCGATCAAAGTCGCCGTAGGCAAAGTGTAGGACGCCGCCGTAGTAGACGGGTTACCTACCAAAATACCTCCGGTGATTTGAGCAACAGACAGCGTTGCAGTCGCAGTTGCCGTTTGCACATCTGCTTGTACACCGATTGTTTGTTCGCTTAGATTGCCATCAGTGTTCTGATAGCCGCCACCAACAGATGCAAGAGCCATGATTGAATCTCCTAAAATGTTTAATTTGCTCCTGAGGGAGCGGTTTGGTTAGCCCCAGACCCGGCAAGCCATTGGTGCGCGAATGGTGTTGAAACCATACAGCACATCGACACGGCAAGGCATACGGTCGTTGTTAATATCGTACTGACGCACGATACGCATCGAGATCCCGTTATGCACTTGACGCGAAGCCATATCAACACCTTGCGGGAGCAAAAGATCAGCCGTAGCCAGCGTGATTGCATCCTTGTGATAGACCAAGTTTTGCGGGTACACGGTGGACGCGGTTCCAACAAACGTAATAACTGCCGCAGACACCGGGAACGCATCCACCGTGGCCAGCGCATTGGCTGCGGTGTACATCGCAGGCTGAAACGCAATGGTCGCCGAGGTGCTGGTCAGGGTCTGGTCAGCAGTCACCACAAACTGTTGCAGGCTACCAGTGCTAAGCCGGGTTTGCGGATTAACCGCATAGACTGCCGCAATGGTAAACACATCGCCTTGCTTGAGCGACTTGGTGCCGCTGGTGTAAGTAATATCCAGCGTTGTCGCGCCCTGCGTTGCCGGAACCGTTGACGCGCAGATCGGCGCGGCGGGGAAATTGCCCGTGGTGTGGTTGACAATCGACTGCGACATGTTCATTTCGTCGTAGCCAAGAACACCCTCGCCCATCATGCCGGTCTTGAACTGGCGGGAAATCGTGCCTGCCGGGTTGAAGAAACCACTCAAGCCGTTTACCAAGCCAGCGTTAGCGGCGGGGTTCACGGTTGCGTAGCGCGGCGACATAGGCGTAGCCGTTTCGTTCAGCTTCTGTTGCGCTTGCAGCAGAACCAGAGCGGTGGCCGGCGTGGTGCCGGGAGTGCCTACGGTGTTGAAAATAGACTTGTAGGCATTGGCAACGTCAGCATCAACACTGGCCGCCAATTGGCTGATACGCGGCTTGAGAACACGTTCCGCGAAGTCGTCCAACTGCATGGTCAGCTCGGCGGAAGTGAAGTTGATGCCGATGTGCTTCTGGCTAGAAACCGTCAGCGTGGTGAACTGCTCGTTGTCGTCCTGAACTTGCAGGGCGGCACCGTCAGTCACCAGAGCGCGATCCGGCAGACGAATCCGCAGGGTCGAGCCGATCTTGGCACCTTCGACGGCGAAGCTGTCGTCGTACTCTTTGTTGACGTTGCGGGAGATTACCAGATTGTTCTCAAGAATTTCGAGACACTTCCGGGTAATCATATCAATGGTAAGTAGGCTATTAGCCATGAAAAACTCCTAAAAGTAGTTAGCGGTTCCTTGCTTCCTGCTTTTTCACTTGTCTGGCTCTTTCGGCATCAATCCACTGGCTTGTGGTCATGGTTTTAATTGACCTTGGGTCTGTGGTATCAAAACTGCCGGAGTGACCTCCGCGAGCGGTGACGGGTGAAATCGGCGCAGGTGCGCTGGATGTACGTTTTGTTGCGGGTTCGGAAGCAACCTTCGCCTCCAATCGTCCTATTT